CACTAAATCACCAGACGGTTCTGCTAAAGGTAGTGACGGTTCTTTGACTGCATCTTTCGGTACATATTTCGACCGCAAGGGTGCTGGAATAAAGGTAACCAATGTTCGTATCTTCTCTTACATTTTTTGTAAAGAAAGAAGCATAGATTTCTCTACCACCGAAAAAGCCCTAGCAGAAGTTAAGAAGTGGCACGCAAAAGAGACGGGACTTTCTAGTGACTAAGAACTCTGACTTCGACATTGACTTCTCTAACGGAAGAGCAGGGGAAGATTCGATTGCATATGCACTAAACATCTCAACCGTTGAGGTTAAACGCGACCTAAAGTGGTTCGACACAAACAACTTCTTTATAGAGTACGAATGCTTTAACATAACCCAAAACCAATACATCCCAAGCGGTTTGAAGACTACTAAATCTACGCATTATGTTTTTGTTTTAGGTGACACTTTTATAGGGCTCCCGACCCAACAACTAAAAGATTTAATCAACAAGAAGCATCACGAAGGAACTCTTAGAGATGTAGACTGTTACATACCACCAAACCAAAGTAGGGGTTATCTTGTCACGGTTCAAGACATTCTGGAATTCCAAAAAGAAAAAGGAAGAGAACTCACAAATGCATAGTTCCACCAACCCAAATGATATTGCTTCCTATGGTGAACTCCTAGAGGAACTTCATAGACACCAAAAGATGACTGCAAACCTTGCTAAGTTTCAAGACATTGTTTACGAGTTAGCAACCGTTCATCAAAGAAAAGGAGACATCTGTTTAGGTTGTCCCCGTTCTATGACTGCCAAAGATGGAGTTATTTACGGAAAGTATTCTGAATGTAGTGTTGCTATCTGCATTGAAAAGCATAAGATAACCTCTAACCTTATGACCCGTCACGATATGGGCATACAGATTAACAGTCTTACAAATAAGATAAACAAACTAGAAGAGCAACTTAGAAAAACAGAAGAAGAATGAACCACTGCGAAGTAATAGAAGACGTTTGTAAGTTAGACCCCTGCCCAGTAAGGCATTTTTGCATAAAGGGCGGATTCACTAAACTGTCAGCACACTCACAACTACCTCACCATCTAAAAGATTGGTCTCGCGAAGAAGAGAAGAATAAAAAGTAATGGAATACTACACACCTACATTTATAAAAAAGAACATGGATGCTATCAAGCGCATCCGAGAACTACACCGCTCTGCAATATGGAGTTTGCATGATGTTAAAGATGCGTGTTCGGAGTGTAAAGTGCCTTACCCCTGTAACACCATAAAAGCATTAGAAGGAGAGAAGTAGTGCGCGAACAGTTAATTAAAAACATAGAAGAACTCTTAAACAGAGGGAACCCCGAAGAATTAAAATCTACTCTTACAATTAGTGTTATTGATTTATTTATTGAAGCAATAAACGAAATGATAAAAGAAGAAGTTGACCACATCAACAAAGCGTTAAGTAGTGAAGATAGCCAACCTGACATTAGACAAGCATCTCTTTGCTACGAAGCAATGGCAGCGTATTCTGTTTTAAAAGATTCCTTATCTGAACCAAAAGAAGAAAACGCTTAGATGTTAAAGGCTCATACCTGCAAGTTTTGCGGAGAAGTTCTTAAAGCGACATCTATAAAAAAGATTGAAAAAGAGTACGAACTTCATATCAAAACCGACTACCATATATCACAGGTAGATTTAATAAAAGAGATACGCAAACAAAGACTTATTTCATTAGGAACCAGATGAGCGACCAAGAAAACGAAGAAGAGTTAGAGAAGTTCCTACTAGAAACACGCGAATCTATAAAAGGTTTGTCTGATGCTCTAACAGCAAGACTAGAGAGAATGCAAATGTTTCATAAGTACACCCAAGCGATGATGAAAGATGACTTCGTTGGGATGATAGATGCTTTAGGTTATTCTGAAGAAATCCTTGAAGGTATGACATACCCAGAGATAATGGAATCAATGGTTGTACGAGTAGCAGACTTAGCAAAGGAAGTTGGCTTCGACATAAATGGGAAAGACTAAAAGGTTTAAATAATGTGTAATCAAATGGAAAATGCTGCGCATATCCATAAACTGAAAAAAGAAGTTTGGTTAGAAGTGTTAAGCGATTACCCAAGCGAAGGTGAAGAAGAGCGGTTATGGCATTGCTTGCATGGCAGGGCTTATGGAATCAACTGCAAGAAGTGTGAGAGAGACGACGATGAATAAACCAAAAGCAATCATTGTTGACATTGATGGAACTGTTGCGCACAAAACCGACAGAGATATCTATGAATACGAAAAGGCTCTTAGTGATTCCTCTGACGCAGTAATTATTGAAGTAATCAAAGCACTCTGGCTTCAGGATTATAAGATTATTTTTATCTCTGGACGTTCAGATGAATGCATTCAAGTTACTCGCGAGTGGCTTCGACTTCACTGTCCTCCATATATCGGTCTCCATATGCGACAAGCAAAAGACTTTCGTAAAGATGCAATCGTTAAGAAAGAACTCTACGAACAATATGTTAAAGACCACTACGACGTACTCTGCGTTTTTGATGACCGTAATCAAGTTGTAGATATGTGGCGCGAGATTGGTCTTAAGTGTCTACAAGTACAGCCCGGAGATTTCTAATACATACATATGACGTAAGACAGATAGAATCCAAAGAGACGCATGACTACCTTCTTAATATCCATTATGCAAAGCGTCTGCCACAGATTATGTATGCATACGGACTATTCAGAGACGACAACCTAGTAGGGGTTATTACTTATGGTCGTCCCCCTGCACCGTCTGTATCTAAAGGTGTTCTAGGAACAGAGCATAAAAACCTAGTCCTTGAACTCAATCGTTTATGTCTCAAAGACAATCTTAAAAACGAAGCATCACAACTTGTTGCAGGTTCTTTCAAACTTCTTCCTAAACCTCTTGCAGTTATTTCTTATGCGGATACATCACATGACCATCTCGGTATTGTTTATCAAGCAACAAACTTTTTTTACACAGGGCTTTCTTCCAAGCACACAGACTGGGCGGTAGAAGGAATGGAAGGAACTCATACGAGAACCTTTAACCATATTGCCGATGCAATTCCCGGAGATAAAAAGAATCTTGAAAAAATCAAAGAACTTTATGGTGACCGTTTTTACTACATTGACAGACCAAGAAAACATCGATACATTATCTTGTTAGGGAGCAAGTCAGAAAAAAGAACGCTAAAGAGTCTTCTAAAGTACCCAGTTCTTCCGTACCCAAAAAGGAGTAAAGATGCTTGATAAAAATGGGGATTATCACCCTAACGACCCATCTGCAGAGAATGAAAGACTGTACAGAATTTTAGATAAACTGAACAGTATTAGAAAGCATTCTCAAGTACGAGGAGACTCAGAGCAGTTTATTCTTGGCATCTTACTAAGTACTGATATCGTAACTGCTGAAATACGTGGAGAAATTCACAAAATAGATGGCAGTACTATCCACCCCGACCAAATACCCCTAATCTAGCACTGCTAGTATTTTAACTCTTACTCAAATACCACCCCCAAAAAAGGATACCTATGTCTACCGTTACTTTTGTTTTTCGTCTAAACGAAGAGTTTGTTGCTTCTTTCAAAGAAAAGAAAGCACCGTTTGGGTATAGAGATGCAGGTGGTAATTCGGTAGGCGAGATTACATTCTTACGCACATACTCACGCAAGAAAGAAGATGGAACTAAAGAGACTTGGGTAGATGTCTGCGAGCGAGTTATCAACGGTATGTACTCACTTCAAAAAGAACATTGCAAGACTAACCGTTTACCTTGGTCAGATGCTAAGGCTCAGGCTTCTGCAAAAGAAGCGTTTGACCGTCTATTCAATCTAAAGTGGACACCACCAGGTCGCGGACTTTGGGTTATGGGAACCCCAATTGTAAACGTACAAAAGAACTCTGCTGCTCTGCAGAACTGTGCGTTTGTTTCAACACTTGAAATGACAAAACTAAATCCTGCTAAGCCATTTGGTTTCTTGATGGAAGCGTCAATGCTTGGCGTTGGTGTTGGTTTTGATGATAAGGGCGCTGAAAAAGAATTCACCATCTACGCACCTAAGTCAGAGTGCACAACAATGGTTATCCCAGATACTCGCGAAGGCTGGGTCGAGTCAACCGTTGAACTTCTTAACTCATACCTAAAGGCAGACCATAATTGCCTAGAGTTTGACTACTCAGAGATTCGTCCTGAAGGTGCGCCTATTGCAACCTTTGGTGGAACTGCAGCAGGTCACGAACCACTAGAGCGTCTACATAACTACATCCACAAACTATTCAAAGGACGCGCTGGTGAACTCATCACTAAAAAAGATATTGCAGATATTGGCAATCTTATTGGTGTATGTGTGGTATCTGGCAATGTTCGTCGTAGTGCTGAACTCCTAATTGGTTCTATTGACGACCAAGACTTCTTAAATCTTAAGAACGCAGAAGTTTTCCCAGAACGTAACTCATACGACCCAGCAACACCAGGCTGGGGCTGGATGTCTAACAACTCTGTTGCTGTCAGCGTAGGTCAAGACCTTTCTCCTATCGTTGATGGTATTGCTCGCAATGGAGAGCCCGGCGTTATTTGGATGGACGTATCTCGTAAGTATGGTCGTCTTGCAGATGCACCTAACAACAAAGACCATCGCATCGCTGGTTACAATCCTTGCGC